TGCTCAAGCCGTGCTGTTGGGCCTTGGCGAATACAAGAAGACGGCCACGGCTCGTGCTGCGGGAGTATCCGGAGGATCTTCGTCTGCCAAAAGTCGTAGCGCAAAGAATGCGTACCAAGATGCCTACAACAAGATTTTGAGTTTGGACCAAATCGACGTGCCCAAAGGCAAAACCAAAGAACAGTTTGCAGCTGAATCTGCGGAAAGTATTGTTAGGCGGACGTATAGTCAAGCGGAGATAGATGCAGCGAACATTCAGATGGGTGCGCCTCCGTCAAACTCCACTACTTCCACCACTTCCACCACAGATCAAGTGCCTACAGAACCAGGTGATCGTTACAAAGATAGAAAAACTGGAAAAATTATGGTTGTAGGGCCTGACGGTACTCCTAAAGAGGAATAAACTATGGCTGAACAACGGTACGAGATACTTCCTCCCGCATCCACAACACCAGAGCAACGGTACGAGATACTTCCTCCCGAAGAAACTGGGCGCAACCGAGAGCAATTCATGGAGGGATCTATCCCCCGTGAGTTAATCGAGGGCGTAGGTTCGGGGTTGATCGGCATTGGTGAAGGAGTCTTGGGCGGTGCAGGGCTTCTCTCGGACATTGTTGCGGGTACAGACTATGCAGACACCGTTACGGAGAAGGCTGAAGAACTTCGGGATTACTTGGGTTTTGACCCTGAAGGAATCGTGGGTAAAGGCGCTGAAGTTATTACTCAGTTTGTCGTACCTGGGGTAGGCATCGCTGGGAAGGTCGGTAAAGGATTTATGAAAGCTCGTCAACTTGCTGGGAAAACAGGGAAGCTTACCAAAACTGAACGGGCAAATCTTGCTCTGAAAGAACTGGGAGCAGTCGCTGGCATAGAAATGGCCGTGTCTGGGGACAACACAACCACCATCGGTGATTGGGTAGAGGCAGGACCTACGCAGACCACAGACTTGATCGGACTTGAGGGCGCGGAAAAGAATTTAGCTCGGGTAACAAACCGTCTAAAACTCTTAGGGGAAGCTTTTGTTATCGGCGGGGTAGCTCAAGCAGGACTGAGTGCGGCAGGAAAAACTATTGGTGATGCCAAATTAACTAAGGTTGGCTCTGAAGCAGTAAGGAAAAAGATTGATCAGGTCGGCAGTTGGGCCGACAACCTTGTAGAAAAACGAGCCTTAAATACTCCGGGGGAAGAACTTACTAAGTTTCATTCACGGATCGCAGACGCAATATCTTTTGGTAGATATAGAGGGTCTATGCCGGAACAGGTTGCAGATAAACGACTGATGCTTGACGGGCAGATAAAACCTCAGTTGGATTTTGCAGAACGCACATTGAGAAAAATAGAAACTTCTGTTGATGATATTGTAAAGGACCTTCCAGAAGGAGGGTCTATTAGTACAGCCGGAGTAATGAACAAAGTCTTGTCGTACATGCGAGAGGCCGACCCTGATCTAAAAAAGAAACTTCTATCATCTCTGCCAAAAGAAGTAAGGACCGACACACTAATAATGCGGGCTCATGTTGACACGTTGAGCGATGACGTTTTGAAAGGCGAGTTCTTAACTAAGAATAACTTTGTAACGAAAGACGGCAGGAATATTAAAACAATTATTTCGGAGGGCTTAGGCAGCTACGTTAAGCGCAGCTACAAAATATTTGAAGATGCGAACTACACCCCTGATGCCGAAACAATAAAAATTGCCGACGACTTTTTTTTAAAGAGTCCGTCTTTAGTTCAAAAAGAATTAACAGCAATGGCGAGAGCCGATGTTGACAATGTGTTTGATCAAAAATTTATGGACGCAAATGGTCTTACCCGAAAGGGAAATGGAGATACGCAAGAGATTATACTTGGAAATAAAGTTACTCCAGCTCTTGCCGCAAGAGCTCGAGAAGGTTTCCTAAACAGGTACAGCATTAAGAATGTTGATAAACTTAAAGGTGGGTATGTAGCCAAGGACAAATTGGACACAAGCATGTTCTTTTCCCGAGAGGATCTTGCTCCAGAAATTCGACGTTTACTAGGTGAGATCGATGATCCTCGAGCCGCGATTCTTGGAACTGTGTCTGACCTTGCTCAGTTTTCTGCGGTTGACGATTACTTTTCTACTATCGCCAAAATGTCTAAAGAGTCCAAGGGCATAGGCAAGTTCTTTCGGGACGGAAAAGACTTGTCCCCGTCGCAAATAAAATCCCTAACGAGGAGAGGCTTCGTCAAGCTTGGCGGAGAGGACGGAGTTGGCAGCGGCATTGGAGCTATTAAAAAGAGTTCGGAAGCTGTTGAACAAGCTATCGGACGCGCTGGTTGGGGAAGCTTAGATGGTTTCTATGTCCCAAAGAATATCTACAAGGATTTGACTACTCAAATAGCTGGAGAAGCAAACTTGGGTGTTACCCTACTCCGTGGTGGGTTGGCTATGGCCCTTAAAGGAAAAGGCATTTCTCAATACAGCAAGACAGTTCTGTCTCCCATCACTCAAGTCCGAAACTTTTTAACGGCAGTTACCTTTGCGACAGCAAACGGAAACTGGCCCAGCTTTGGCCGAGGTAGCAACATGTATGATGCATTGACAGCGGTGGGAGCGAACGTGTTCAACAAAGGAAAAGAGAGCGTTTTTGCAGACTTGGCAGATGCTCAAAGACGTGGTGTTTTAGGTACAAACGCAGAGCTCAGAGAGATTCAAGACCAGTTAGGCAAGGGTCTTGGGACCTCTACTGCGGGCGAAGCACAGCCTAAGAATTTTATTGATGCAATCAGAGGAAAACCTGTAACCAACAAGTTAGCTAAAGGCGTCGGAAACGTAGCTAAAGGATTTGAATCCGCGTACCAAGCATCGGATGACATCTGGAAATACTACAGCTACCAAGCTGAACAGGCCAAGATACGGGGCATGCTTGAAGGTGCGTCAGAGGCTGATCAAATTAAGTATCTGACCAAGAACATGAATGATGTTTCGATTGAAGCGAGTCAAAAGTTAAGAGCTGGGACACCCGATATCGATGATTTAATCAAGGCTCGTGCTGCACAAATTGTGCGGGACACCGTGCCTAACTACAACAAGGGTGCGTCTGAGTTCATTAAGCTGGGCCGAAAACTTCCGTTTGGAAACTTCATTACCTTCCCCGCTGAGATGTATCGTACAAGCTTCAACATTGTGAGGCAGGGTCTGGACGATATAGCCTCTCCGATTAAGGCAGTCCAAGCGCGAGGCCGACAGCGTTTGTTGGGGTTTGCAATGACAACAGCCATTGTCCCCGCTGGTGTGTTGGAAGTGGCGTATGCTACTTCAGGTGTAGCTCGTGAGGAAATGGAAGCATTCAAGCGTTCTTTCGGAGCTTCATGGATGAAGGGTGCCACTTTGATTCCAACGGGTAGAACAGAAGACGGAAAAATAAAGTACATTAACTATAGCATATCTAACCCATACGATGTGCTTTCTCGATTTGCTAACAGGGCTTTGTCCGAAGCCGACGCGGCAATAATAGAGGGAAAAGATTTTGACCAAGTATTTTTAGACGTAGCCATTGGCACCTTGGGCGAAGCGTTTGCTCCGTTCTTGGACGAAGCCATGCTGACAGACGCTATTCTGGATATCACATACCGTGGCGGACGAACATCAACTGGGGCTAAAGTCTATAATCCAGAGGACAACGGGGCCACTAAAGGATTCAAGATAGCTGGGCACGTTGCCAACACAATGATTCCAAACGTTCTGGCTGTCGCAGATATATCTGGGGGGAAGATTGAGGCCAGTCGTGCGGTAAGAGGATTTCTAGGTGACGGTCTTGGTATTGATGCCATAGCCTCTCAAGATAAGATGGGACGACAGAGAACTTGGAAGAAAGAACTGCTTCGTCTTAGCACAGGCGTATCAGAGCAAGAGTTTGATCCAAAGCAGGGACTTAGGTTTGCAGCATACGGATTCTCACAAGGACAAACAGATGCAAAAAGGATGTTTAACAGTCTGACTGATGACTTCAACGTAACAGGACCTCAGTTACTCAAAGGTTTTGAGGACGCAAACGCAGCCAAGTTTCGCAACGACAGAGCCTACTACCGCATGATCCAAGACCTTCGGACCATGGGTCTTGATGACAGGGCCATCCGCACGACTCTAAAAGAGAATAACATCGGCGGCATCAAAGGAATTATGCGCGGAGAGTTCGAGCCCTTTAAGCTTACTTCGGATGCCGCGAAGAAACTGCAACGTGTTGGAAGGCTCGATCAACTTCCTATAGAGGAAATTAATAATGTGCAGCGGAACATGCGGGGAATGCCATTAGATCCAAATGCTGTTGACACTCGATCTCCAACGGAGCCAGCCGCTCAACCTCGTTATGAGGTTTTGCCCCCCGCTACTGCACCCGCTCAACCTCGTTATGAAATTCTGCCCCCACAACAGCAAGGCAACTTACCACAGCCAGCCCCTACGATAACCCAGGCTAGTGCGACTGGGCCCGTGAACCCCGCCTTGTTAGGCGGGACTCCAGAGGAACGTGCGGCTAACGCTTTCTTACAGAGAACCTGATTCTAAGGTAACAAGAAGCCCATTGCCCCCGAACATCTTGATAAGTTCGTCGGACTGGGCTTCTATTTCCTCAAGGATTTCTTCATCGCCAATACTGGCGGCAATATTAATTGTGGTCGCAACAAAATCTAACAGAGAATCTATCTGCATTTGGTGCATTTCTTTAAAGCCCAAAGCTTTAATGTTTTCTAACTGCATCATTCTATTTCTCCCCAATCATCTTGAATATCTACGTCAATCTTAGAAGGTATAGAGAGCTTTATCCCTGTCTCCATTATCTCTTTGATTCGAGCACTCTGCTCATCGCTCTCTATGTTGAAGCATAACTCATCGTGTACTGTCAGCATAGGAGTATATCCTTCGTTGTAGCAGTCGAGCATTGCCTTCTTGGTTTGGTCCGCCGCCGACCCTTGGATCAGCTTGTTCAGAGCCTTGTATGTAAACGCTCTGCGTATACCCTTGCCACCGGGCCCACCGTACTGCTTCATAGCCTCGTCGTGAGGTAGGGGTTTGCCTGCTCCGAAGGTGACAGGCTCCCAGAGATGGAAGCGGCACTTACGACCCATCACAGTGCGTATCTGCCCGTTCTTATCTCCTTGTTTGCTTGCAAGATCAGCCAAGCCTTTAACAAAAGGAACCTTGGAATGATGCCGCCCGATTAAATCCTTGGCATCATCCTTGGAAATGCCCAGCTGATCCGCCAGTTTCGCCACGCCCATGCCGTACATGATGCCGAGGTTGACTGTCTTCGCCTGCTTACGGGTAATGTTTGCAAGGTCCGCTACCATCTGGTGCAGGTCCACGTCCCCGTTGTTGAACTCTTCCACGATCTCATCGACAATAGGGTGCCGAATCGCAGACGGGATCATCGACGCATAGTGTACCAGTAATCTTGGTTCTTGGCTTGAGTAGTCAAACGAACCCCACTTGCACCCCTCTTCTGGGATGAACAGCCCTCGGATTAACTTCTTGATGTCAGGATCTCTGGCTGGAATTTGCTGGAGGTTGGGGTTGGAGCTAGAAAATCTGCCCGTAACCGTTCCCCCCTCATCCCTACGAGTAGAGTGCAACTCCGTGTGGATGCGCCCGTTAGTCTCGTGCCGCAGGATGGTGTCAATAAACGTGTTGTCAGCCTTGTCAAACTCGCGCAGCTTAACTAGAACCTGTGCGATCTTAGCTGGATGGTCATTGAGGAACGACTTGGTGAACGATGGCGCACCCTTCTCGGTCCTCGGGTATTCCAGTTCTAGTTTGTCGAACATCTTCTGGATAGATGCGGACGCCCAGATGTCCACGTCCATGTTAACTTCCTTTTGCATAACACCACGCAGGTATTTGCTCTGTTCACGAAGCAACTTCTTGTTCTTCTCAGCCTTCTCAAGGTCAACTCGAACGCCTTTGGTTCGCATGTCCAGCAAACAAGGGATCAAATTTATCTCAAGATTCCAAACATCCCACAGCTCTTCTTTTTCCAACAGAATCTTCAATGCATTCCACAGCGCCAAGGTAGCAACGGCATCCATCTCAGCATAGCTACCAACAAATTTGGGCGGTAGCTTATACATCTCTGACTTGGGGTTTATCCCACGTTCGAACGCCGCAGCCTTCAGTAGCTTCTCATCTTTGCGGACGCCAGCATAGTCCCGAGCCATCGCATCAAGACCAAAGGACCAACGGTTCTCATCTACCAACGATCCTGTAACCATCGTATCAATGATCCGACCTTTGATCTCTACGTTCTCTGCCCTCAACCATCCAGCATCGTACACTGCGTTATGCATAATCACATTCATCTCAGGCACAGACATCTGCTTCTTGAGCCACTTCATCGTGATCTTTGGATCCAGGTTGTGTCCATTCTCATGGCGGATAGGGAAGTAGCCCTTGTACTCACCCGCTGCGACAGCAATCCCGATGATGTGCCCGTCTTTCCTAGCCCAACCTGGGCCCAGTGTCGTCAAGTTGGGGTCCTTGGTTTCCAGATCGACAGCGACATCCTTGTACCCAGTGAGGTCGGGGTATTCCGTGGGGATGTTCCAGTCGCTTTCTATGATGTTCATCTCACCCTTGAGTTGAAAGTTTAGGTCGCTGTATTCTTCACCCTCTGAAGAAAAGAGATTTTTCTGTGTCATTAGTTTTCTTTCTTACGTTCGGCAAACTCTGCACCCAAGGCACTGTACCCACACTTGTCGATCCATGAATCTTCTTTGTCGAGGTCGTTAAGGAGCCTTGCTGTCTTCAACCAATCCATCATCAGCGCAACGTGCCGCTCGGTCAC